AATAGCGGACCAGTTTTAGTTAACTCGTCTGCTCCGGCCATGATCATTTCTGCTAGATTATGACTTAAATGTAAACATTTAGTTCGTTATCTTACAGAATACACCACACAGATTGGGATCCCTGCCTTTGTTAGCAGGTTAAGACTTGTCGCGATGGCCCAGCAGAAGGGTGATTTCAAAGGCTTAGGTGGTGAAGACTTAAAGTCTCCTACCTATTATGCCCAAGAAACTCCTTATCCAATGGGTGATGCCTTCCTCGGTAAGCTCGGTTTCAAAGCCGAACCTGCCGGAAAGGTAAGAGTTTTCGCTATGGTAGATGCTTGAACACAATGGTTGATGTATCCATTACATAAATTCCTCTTTTTAATTTTAAGAGGTTTAGATGTTGATGGAACCTTCGACCAAATGGCTCCTATTAAGCGCCTTCAAGAAAGATTTTCCCGAGACCCTCGAGGTCGGATGTATGCATCAATTGATCTTTCATCTGCTACTGATCGTCTTCCCTTAGATCTTCAGATTTCTCTTATAAAAGAGTTATTTAAAGATAAGGTTCCTGACTCTGATGCCTTTGCGAAAGCTTGGGCTTCATTGTTGGTTAAAAGATTTTATCAAGTAAAGATGAATCCTCATTTGTTGCAACAAACATTTGTACCTAAAAAGTACAATGTTCATCCGGACTTCGGGGCCTTTGGAGTAACCTATTCTGTTGGTCAGCCAATGGGGGCTTTGTCTTCTTGAGCTATGCTAGCATTAACTCATCACGCCATAGTCCAATATGCCTCTTTCAAGGCATATAAAGGGAAACGAGGTTGGTTTGAGGATTATGGTGTACTAGGAGATGATGTAGTAATCATCGGAGCACCTGTTGTGTTAGCCTATCGCCGGATACTCCAAGAAATTGGGGTGAAGGCGGGGTTAGCTAAATCTATTGTCGCTAAGTCTAAGTTTGTCTTAGAGTTCGCAAAGAAATTCTTTGTTGACTCTGGACAAGCCAATATGCTCCCATTAAAGGAGTGTATTGCGACTCGGTGTTCAACTAGTTTAGTAGTTGAGTTTGTACGAAAATACGATTTAACTCTCAACGCGATTTTATCGTTTCTCGGGTATGGTTATAAATCTAAAATGAAAGTCTATAAGACTACTTATTTTAAATTACGAACCAGACTGAGAGTGCTTCTAATTTGATTATCACATCCTAGTAGTCCAATGGGGAAAGGGTCATACACATCGTGAATAACCCAGATCTCATGGACTGACCATCACATGCCTTCTTATCCTACTTTACTTAAAATGACCCGATTAACTGAAGAGTTAATGTGGGACAAATTAGATAAAGCTAAAAAGGATTTAAATGGTTATATTAGTACCATTCGGAGTGCAGATGATGTCCTTAATCGGAAAAATCCTATCGAAGTTACTGCATTGGTTTCCTCTGGATCGTCTGACTTGACACTTTCTAAGCAGAAAGTGCCTTGAAAGGCTATCCTTAATCCCGATATGTCTTCTTCTCCTTCACTGGAGTATGAATTCTTAACGGAAGGAATGTCCGTGCATAGCTATCGATATCAGCAGTTACAGAAAGTTAGCCTCTTCCCAGACTATAATAAATTAAGTCTTGGGTATGCCACACGTAATATGATGATGTGTGACTTCTCTTCACTCCCTTTAACGGAGCAAATTGAAGTTAACTTGAAGTTTCTGTTTGAACCAGATCCGATTAATCCTCATCTACCTGAAAGCTTTTGAGAGGAATCTAAGAAGGCTGATAAACCTTTCAAAGATTTCCTTGAGATTTACCGTATATGGCAACACTTAACAGTGCCTTTATGACAGGAACTAAATGGGGTTGACCCGCTTAAAGTTAAAGCGGATCTTCCTCAAGAAGTTCAAACCAGCTCAGACCGAGGTGACTTAGAAGGGTCAGCTACTACATCTGTTACTCAATCAGTTACTCAAAGAGTTTGATATAAAGATAGATTTTATCAATTTATCAATATAATCACCTGATTGGTAGAATTAGGTATCTTCTGATTAGGATGTTTCATCCTTTTCAGTATAGAACCTGGTGCAAGCGAGTCAGTAATTCCAGAGATTAGTCTGGAGTCTGATTCCGCCTCACCCCAAAATGATGTAAATTATTTTGCGTGAGGATTAATGCTGTTAGGAGGAGCAATTCTCCTAACATCTATGGCTCTATCTATATATTATACAGGAGATCTATCTTCTGCATTTTATAATAGTGGAGTCCCAGAGATTGTTATCTCTAGTGATAGCCTGAACGTTCAGAGCTCATCATTAGGGGTATCAGGCCCACTAACGCTGAGTGAGTATGAAGTTCTACAAAGGACTTTAGAAAACAAAGCGCTATTGGATAACCTTTCGATCTCTCCAATTGGAGATCTATGAGTATCTCCTTGGGAATAGATGCAAGGCTGACTACTTCACTAGAGGTTAATAACTCTAGAGGAAATTATCGACGTGCATCTGAGC